GTCACACTGCCAGTGTTTGTTGTGTCTGTATCAGTCTTGCCAATAACAGCTTTCTCAAACTCAGCTACAGCACCACCAATCTTGAGGCGGTCATCTGTTGTTTCATCGTACTTGATAAACGCATCGCTATCTGTGCCAAATGATAAGTTCTCATCATCAGGTATCTTCTTGTTAGTAAGTTCCTGTGTGGCTACTGTGCTAACAATTTCACCGTCACCACCGGGCGGTAGTGTCAATGTATTAGTTACTGCTGCACTATGCGGCTGCGCCTTGACAGTTTGACCGTGACTGTTTGATTCACAGTTAAATACAATAGTGCCGGGGTTTGTATTGCCTCTAACAACAACACTGCCAGTGCCATTAGGCGCAAGATCAATAGTGGCGTTAGATGTGGTAACAATATCGTTACCGTTCATGTCTAAGTCACCGCCTAGCTGTGGTGTTGTGTCTGCTGACAAATCAGCTAGACCACCACCAGCAGGGCCAGTTGCACCTGTTGCACCAGCCGGGATGCCAAAGGCTATAGCCAGTGCGCCTGTGCTGCCTGTATATGTGGCTGTAGCTGTTGGACTAGCCCCTTCAGACAATCCAGACGCCGTTGCTGTCACAGTGTCAACCTTGCCTTCAGTGACAGTCAAATCACCACTAGCATCAAAACTTAGGATTTTGTTGGCGCGATCAGATGCGCCGACAGTAAACTCAGCAGTAGCAATCTCGTTTGTCTTTGACAGCTTGATAGCACGGCCTACCTCTTCTTCTAACTCTTGCACCAAAAAAGTTAGTTTATCCAAGGCATCTTCATGTGTAGCCGCTGGGAACGGATCGTTTGCTACATAGTCTGTAAGCTGGGTTCTGGCAGTTGTGCGGAGTAAAACAACAGTCTCACCTGACGCCGGGGCTGACCCAAATGTTATATTACCACCACTAGCACTGCCCACACCTGACACAGAATAGTGTGTTGTTTTTGTCTGCGTGGTTTCGTTACCAGTCGAGTCAGTTCTAATAATGACTGTAATATCGTCATCATCAAAGATCTTGAACGTGGAGGCGAAGACAGGGGTGCTGCCGTTGCCGCTGTAACTGTTCCTAGTGTTGGTGCTACTAACTGTCATATCAATCTCCAGTAGTTCCGCATGTTATCAAATAAATCGTCAAACGGCTAGTCCACTCTACTTTCCGTAGGCAAATCCTCTGTTGCTATTCTCAGAGCGTTTTGTATTCCCATAGCGTTTGACCAAGGCAAAGCACTCAATCCAGCCCTAGCCCTACCTCTGCTCATCTGTATATCTGGATTTAGACTGGCCCTCGTGGCTGATTTAAGAGTTGACTCTAAGCCGGATGCCCCAAAGATTATTTGATAGCTTGGGTTCCCTGTAATCAAATTGCTTTCCAGACCACTGCTTCTGTAATTAAACATTTGTTCACCGGGGCCATAAAAATCTAACGCTGTATCTACAGCACCCGGAATAAATGCTGCGTAACTAGATCTTGCGAATGATGCTTTTGCAATAGCCATAGGCGTCAGCCGTTCTTCTTTACGCTCTCTCTTTTCCTTATCGCTCAAGCCAATCATTTGTATCTGTTGCTGTGCAGTGTAAGCCAAACCAGCAGAAATAGACGAATACATCATTGCTTGAAACGCTTTCATATCACGCATTTTCACATTGTGAAGAAGCTGTTTTGCATGAGAAACAATCATAAAGGTTCTAAACTGAACCAACATCTTGCCGTATTCTTTGGTCATAAACAGACTTAGATTTCCGACATCGTTCTGCTGAATGGCTCTTCTTGTCCATCTGGCAACAGCTATACCTAAAACATCTCTAGCTTTTGGATCCCATTGCTCAAGGTTTATCTCTCTTAATTTTTTTGTTTTGAACAAATAGGAATCTTGTAGTTTTGCGTGTTGTTTGAAATTGTCAAAAACAAGCTGTGCTTCATCGTCTCCAAGGCCAAGACTTTTCATTCTTTTGACGCTCAGTGATTTGTTTGAAAAGGCCATGTCAGCAAGTGTTTGCATTACAATTCTGGATGTCCCACGCTCAAGACCAAGAGTTATGGGGGCCATACCAGATATGTCGGCAGTTATTCTTTTTGCTCTGTCAGCAGTCCTTTGCATACCATCAAGGATACCGCGTCCATATGGTGAATTGCTTTCAAGCTGATCAATTCTATGGATCATCTGGTTTGTCATACGCTCTGCACCAGTGCCATAGAACGCCTCAATGTCGCGCAAAACAGGATCAGCCAATTCGCCGTTCTCAGCACGTTTGATCATGGCCTTGAACTCAGGCACAACCCTGATCAATCCTCTAATGCCACCCACTTGCACAGCATTTCCAAGTTCAGCAAATTGTGCAAAGCCGACTTGGTTCATCAATCTGATAAAGTTATAGTCTTGTATAAGGCGTGATATTTTCATGTATGCAGCATTAGGATCGCCTGAGTTTGGCGGTCTTCTGCCCAAAATCATGTTGTATATAGTTCTCGCAACTTCTTCTTCTTTGCCAATTCTTTTTCTGTTGCGCTGTCTCGTTTTTCCTACGCCTTCATTTATAGCGTAATCTTTTGCCTGATTAATAAGAGTTTCAAAATCACTTTCTGATTTGATGCCTTTCTTAGCAAGGGCAATACGTCCAGACATTTCGTTTGCATAAAGAGTAAAGACTTGTTCAGCATCACGCTCTTGCAAGTCTTTTATGGAAAAGATTTCCCTCGTTCCTGTAAGTTTGTTATTAGCCTCAAACGCTGTCTCCATGTCAAATTTAAGCCTGTACTTTGCTCTTGATGGGACGCCTGTTTGTGACTGCTCAAACAAACCCAAAAGGCTATCTAATTCTTCATCGCTAAATGATCTGAAAACACCGTTTTCTTCTTTGCCAAAACGCTCTTCTTTCATTATCTGTTTTAGCGTGTCTCTGCTGTCAGCAGTGAACAATCGTGAAAAACCAGAGTCTAATCCGGCTAAGTCACTTTTAATTTTTATGTTCATGGCTTTGGCTATTTGTGCAGCCGCGTCTTCGGTGAGATCAGTCGTTCCATTTACCAACCCCTGTGTTAGCAAACGCTCAATGCCATCATCGCCAATCTTGCCTCTTAAATCATCAAACTTAAATTTGTTCCATCTGTGAGTAAAATACGTCAGGTTTTCTGGGATATTCTCAAAACCCTTGACGCCAGCTTCTTTTGCTTCACGCAGAATGTCACGATACAAAGCTGAGTTTCTTTGTGCCATACGCTTTACGGCTGGAGAATGTATGCCATTTGGATTTTCAATAGCATCCGCTACTTGTTCGCCAAAAGAAGTTCTGTTCTTTGACTTTGATCTTGCAAAGAAACCTACATTGTTTTCTTTTGCCCACGCTTTGTATTCTACACCATAAGTTTGATAGAAACGTGCAAGTTTGCCTTTGAAGGCGTTTGTCTTCAACAAATCAGCAGTTGACTCAATGACATTATCTCCACGCACACCAACCGCATCTTCTCCTAAAATCCTTCCCAAACCATTTATTATTGGATTGTCAGAACTAAGCATGTAGTTAGCCATGTCAATACGCACGTTAGAAAACTCTGACTTTTGCATTTCGCCAAAGTTTTCGATAGTTGCTTCTACTGCATCCGTATCTCTTAGATTTCTTTCCATCAAAGGCGGGTCAAATGGTGCTTCAGCCGCACCAACGCTTCTCTCTCCAAGTAAGTCCTGCTTTGCTCTAGCTTCCAAGTCTGCTCTTTGTGCGCCTTCAACCTCTTGCAATAAGTTTTCTTGCGCTTGACGTAACTCAGGCTCGTTACCCACACCCCTACTTATTGCGCCTATACCACCCCCTAGAAGCATCCCAGCGGTGGCGGCATACAAAACATCATATTCATCTCTTGTGACGCTTTCAGATGCTATATACCCTTCTATGGCAGCGTTTGATGCTGCGCCACCTATTGCACCTCTAACGATACGACCAACCCTTGAAAGCTTGTTGCCCCATATCAAAGGCGCAGCAACGCCTTCTGTGAGTAATGTTGCCCCTATCGCTCCGGGGTCAGCAATGTTTGTAGCCAGCCTCAAAGGAACACCGTACCATCCCCACGACTGCATCTTCTTTTCGTTTTCAACTGACTGCAAAACTGTTTCACGCATACTTCTTGCATGTGCTTCGCTTACAGTATCTTCCAAGTAATCGTGGTAATTTTCTGGTATTCCGGCGGTGAGTTCATCGTAAAGTTCTTGATCAAGACCCTCTTTGAGATAATTCAAATCAGGGGCAAACTCTTCTTTGTTTTGAAAAGCATAAGAAGTCATCCAGTCTTCTTCTATGCTTGCACCAATAAAGTCTGAGAAAGACACCTCTGGCTTTTGCGCCTCTATCTCTCTTTGACGCTCTGCCTTTGCAAAAGCTTGAAACTCTGGTGTTTCAACTGCTACAGGCTTGGATGGGGTAAGGAAATCTTCTTCTGCCATCAGTTCATCGTTTCCACATCAAAGGCGTCTATGTCTTCAACATTTTCTGCACGCTCAATCCGTGCGCCTGTTTGACCCAGCGCATCGTTGACGCTCTGCAAACTGTTATCTGCCGCCACTTTTGCTGCATCAGGCCCAAGCTTCATCAACTCTTCTTTTGTGTAGGACATATATTTGCCCTCTGAGTTTTGAATTGGGAAGCCGCCATCTCTTACTAGATAGAACCTGTCAGCCGTCCCTTCGATGTTAAGCAAACCTATGTTGCCTTTATCCAAACCCGCATCCTCAAGCATTTGTTTATTTGTTTCAGCAAAATCATCAATAACTAACGTGGCTATTTCTTTGATGTTTGACAGTTCGCCACCTTGCCCAAACTCAGGTAAATTAGGAACAAGCACAGAGCCAATCAAAGTATGACTTCTAGCTAGATCTTCCCCAGCCCTTTCAAGTGCTTTGTCCACACCAACCCCTTGCTTTATATACTCTTTTGCAAGATCCTTTATCTCTTGCTTCATATATCCAGTGTTTTGCGGTGAATCTAAATCAAACTTGTACCAAGGCTGACGAGTAAGTTGTGCGTCTGTTTTGTCTAAAGCCCTGTCTAAATCTTTAGAAAACCCCTCTGGGTCAATGTCCCTTTGCAACCTCATCTGCTGAAGCGCACCCTCATCACCATAGACATCAGACAAAGTTTCAAAACTTCTCCACCAAGCAAGATCTTTTGCATTGAGATGCTTATTCAATAAGTCTTCTCTCATCTCCATGTTTCTAAACAAGGTGATGGCAAACCTATCCTCATCGTCAATATCCGTCTTGTTTGGATCAGATAATCTTCCTTTATGCTTTACAAGTGTGTCTGTGAAAACTTGTGAAGTCACACCATTCTTCTGCAAAAAGTCTAACTGTTTCTGTGGGCTATCCTTCAGAGCATCAAGGTTTTCATTTACAACAGCTTGCACATCATCTGTAGAAGCCTTGAGGTCAGGTTGATTAGATGCGTTAAGCAAAGTTCCGTTTTTAGCCGCATCTCTCAAAACATCACGTTTGTTTTCAGTATTAACGCTTTTAGCTAAAGATGCTCTTACTCTTGCGACCCTTGATAAAGTCTGCTGGGCTGCATCACCAAACTTGTCGGCTCGTTTAGACAACGCACCGTTTGGGCTTACTTCGCTCTGCAAAAGCTGTTCAGTTTGAGCAAGCATTGATGTCACTTCTTCCGTTGTCATATTTCCTGTCGCAAGCCCGTTCTGTGCGGCTTGTGACATCTGTTCAGCGGCTTCAAGCGCACCTAATTCAATATCTCTTGTTTCTCTACCTTCTGGGTTGCTTACCTGACTTTGAAACATTGACAATGGGTCTTCTGACTCCGTTATGTCATCAACAGCATTTTGAAATGTAAGATCTACCAAATCCTTAAACTTTGGATCAGCAACGACTCGAACAAGATTCATTCTCTGATTGTTAGTTAAATCGGCCGTATTGATTGTTATAGTTTGACCATCATCTGTTACACCAGTAAAAGGGGTTCCGTTCATTATTGCATCTTGCAAACCCTCTTGGTCAGCGGCAGATACAGACAAAGCATTAATATCGCCAATAGCTTGGTCATAAGCCAATCCACGCATTTCGCGTTTTCTTGTTCTTACTCTGCTTTTATATCTTTCTTGAGTTGTATCAGCCATACCTTTGCCGGGTATGGTTTCTGCTATTTTGTCTAATTCAGCAATACTTGCGGCTGCATCTATTTGCTTACCAAGATCAATGGCTTTGAACCCTTGTTTGATTGAAGCACTGTCGTAGCCAGTTCTGATTCCATCAACGACATTGTTTCTTAATTCAAGATCAATCTCTGCTTCTAGCCGCCTTCTGTCAGGATGGTTTTCTGGAACGATAGACGCTTGACGCACCATCTCTTCAATCTTGTCTTTTGATGCCTGTGTCCGTATAGCCTGACCTCTTCCAAAGGCAGCATTCTGACCCTTAAACTGGAATGACAAAGCTGTTGAAGAAAGAGATTGGTTTATCTTATCTTTTTGTGACTGTGTTAAGTCTGTTCTTGCGTTTATCGCATTACGCCTTTTCGTCACCACATCCTTTTCAAAGTTTGCTTTGAAAACTTCTGTGTCTGTGCTTTTGTCGTCTCGTATGTATTTGTCAGCCTCTTGACTTAAACCTGTGAACTCTTCATCTTGTACGCGCTTCGTTTCAGCGGCTTTTTGCCTTTCTAAGAAATCAAATGCAACCTGATCGACCTTTGCTCCAAGCCCAGCTAGTGCTTTGCCGGGTGCCTCAAATGCACCACTGGCTCTTGGGCCAAGACCACCAGCCGCTACGTCTACTTGTTGTTCATATTTTTTAATCTGTACCATTTCATTAACTCATGTAATTTGCGGCTTTTTCTGCGCCTTCTAGTAAAGATTGATATGAAGCTGTTTTGTAAGCTGTTGCCCTTGCTCTACCCTCTGCTCTTGCAAGCGCAGCCTCACTAGCCTTTGCGGTCTGCTCAATGTCTGAAGCGTATGCTAAATTCAAAGCATCCATCTGTGTATTCATGTATGAGTCTTTCAATGCTTCAAGCGCACTGCCAGACATTTCAATGCCTGATGCGGCTGTAGCTACACGCTGGGTAGCAATAGTACGTTCAGATGCTTTTCTGAGATTTGCATCTTCAGCGGTCTTCTTCCGCTGCAAGATTACAGCTTCATTTTCAGCTACCTGTGCATTGAACTCAGCAGTTTGCTGCGCTGCTTTTGCCGCTGCCTGATTACCCTTGTATCCTAAAAATGCGCCAATCATTACAACACCATTGACATCCTATAATAGTTTGAGCCATCTGGCCCATACTTGGGCATCATGCCTTCGTCTTTGAAACCTAGCCATCTAGCAAATCTGATGGCCTCTGGGTCTAATTCATTGATACTTGCTTGTACTCTATGCAAGTCGTTGTTTGCTATTATACCGTCAAACATCGTTTTTGCATATCGTGCAACTGACGTTTGCCATCTGCCAGCGTGTTTTGACAACATGCAGAATCCTTCTCCGACACCTTCCCACAACACATGTATGCCGCCAATGGCTACCACTGTGTCGCCCTGCATGACAGTAAAAGCATCAACTGTATCACCTGACTTGAAAGCATCTTTGAACGACTTTGGTAAATCAAAGTTTGTTTCTATGTCAGAGACATGCTTCGCGTTGAATTTAACTACCTCAAGCATCAAACGTGTTTGACCTTCTCATAATCGCAAGGATTGTCATGGGCAAAGGCTGTGACTGTCGTACAACAACCCTCGCATCATTCTCGTATCCAGCCGGAAAACTAATCTCTTTGTCACCGTTGAACAACGGCACAGCCTCATCCATAGCCATGCTACTGTCACGAAATGGCAACCTATCTAAGTTACTTGTGTCTGGCCCCATTTCTGCACCCACAGTATTGAAGAACCTGACAGTCACGCCATGTATCCGTTTAATCTTGCCTTGCGCTATACCATCATCTGCGCCAGCTTCTATGCGTAATGTTTCTACAGTTGACCTATAACCAAAGCCAACGTGAACCTTTGACGCACTTCTGTCTAAGGTTATTGAGCCGCCTGACACTGTTTTATCAGGATGGGATGACCCGTCAGCCAAAACAGAGACTATTTCACCTTCTAAATGATTTAGCCCTGTAATGGTGGTTGTTGCTGTGCTGTCATATGTAAGGCCGCTATCTAAGAAAAAAGCATCCGTAACATCTGTCCCAAACTCTATAGGCTTCAAGAACTCAACATGACGCACCGTGCTTCCATCAATCTCACGCTTGACAGACACATAGACCTGATCTTCTGCCCCAGACGGTATTGATGTGACACTCTCAACAATAGCCGCTGCCTGATTAGTTGTGGCAAGTCTAGTAGTGTCAGAACTTTTTATACTCAGCAAACCACCAGCCGTAGGCGCAGACTCTTTGATAGTAATGACATTTGCCGCTGGGTTTTCCACAGTAAAGTCATCGTGAGCATTGACTGCTGTGAATATATTGTCAGCAGTTGTATTATTGTCTGTATTTGGTCTAAAGCCTAAAGATGATGCCGGGTCTGAAGATCCTAACGCCTCAGAGGTAAATGTAACTGTCGTGCCATCGCTCTTTGTAAATGTCAGTGTGGTTCCTGTTTCTATGTTAGCATAATCAGTTACAGTGATTGTTGCGTGTGCGCTTACACCGCCAACAGTGTGATCATGCCAGCCGATAGCGGCATTAGCCCGGTCATATGTCAGGCCAACTAACCGCCCATCATTGTGAACAAACCACAAAATTAACTCTGGCTCTTGTTGCCATACCATGTCTGTAAGACCACCACGCGGTATATGGTCAGCCAATATCGTTAGGTCTATGCCTAGCAAGCCATCTGTATCTAAATCAAAGGTAATCTCTTTAACCTTCTCCTGACCCTTCTGGATAAGGATTGTACTGTTTCCTGCACGGACAGGACGTACATCTGATGAACCAAATGTAGTTTCACGCAATACGTTTACGTTTGTTGGCGTCACTGGCGTAGATCCTGTGCCACCTGACAAGGTAAACTCTGCGCTTGTTGTCAATACCTGTAAGAAACGCGCTGGCAATAAATGCTTGATGACGTTCACTCTATCAGATGCAATAGTAAAGTTTACGGCTGAGTCATCTATGGTGCCGGGTGTCATGTTCTCAAAATCAGCCGATACTGAGCCAAATATGGTCTGTGGCTGACCTGTAGTGCCAGCAAAGTACAAACGCTGCTCATAGAACGCAACGGCCTTTGGGAAGCCTTCTGAGCCGCCAAACGCCCCTAATGACCATCTGGTATTAGCATTGCCAGAACCAACAGCACTGTCAGGCAGTCTTGAGTTGCCGTACTGGTCTTCATGGACATCAGCCGTTACCTCTGTTGCACTAGTAAAACCAGTAATCTTGACATGACCGTGCTCGTCATGCAGATATTCCCAATCAATAGAGCCGTAAGTCTCTGTGCCAGTCAAATGAACTGGCGGCGTATTCCCTGATGTTTGCGTTGATCCTGTGGCCTGTTTGTAAACATGACCATTGTGACGGACTGTTACATTGTTTGCATAACTGGTACTTGCAGCCCATGCGTCATGCTCAATTTCTAATATTTCACGGAAACGTATATATCTTCCAACATCGCCGCTTGCAAACAAACTTGCTGATGCCGTGATCGTGATGCCGCTGCCAGTAGCCGCTGACGCATACAATGTCGTAGTTGTATCGTTTTCGTCTAACCAAGGGCCATCAATAAAATCTATGTCTGTCAGTGTAAAGCTAGTGGCTGTAGTTCTTGTAAGTTTGGCTGGCTCATGGTCTTTGTGCGCTAAGTACAACACATCAGCAGATTGCGCGTGATTTATCTCAAATATGTCTGTTGCAGAATATGTGGTTGTCACCTCAACAATCTTGCCAGCCGTGCCACCACTGCTGTATGCCGTGAAGCCACTACTATTAATGCCTGACAACTCAAATGTGTTCGTTGTTTTATTAGCAACCGTAAATTCACGATTATTCAATTCAGTCATTCCAGCGACAGATTTTATAAATACTCTGTCCCCATTTGTGAAACCGTGTGAACTTGATGTCACAACAGCAGGGTTTGCTTGTGTAATTGCTGTGATTGATTTTGTCGCCTCTGTAAGCAACCCACCGTCTTTGTAGAACCTGATGTAGTTTGCGCCAAACTCAAGCACATAAGCTTGTTCGTCACTAACCTCAAAGTTGATAAGTCTGATCTTGCCACCGTCTTTTGACCGACCAGCAAAGAATGAACCCGGTCTGCGCGTTACGCCGCCGGATGGAAACACAAGCATATTGTTTAGAGTTTGTACGGCCTCATTGTACTTTTGCAGATCAATGCGGCCTTCAAGTTTAGGCGAAATCTCACCAGTTCTAAAATTGGTGATTATGGTGGAGACACGCGCCATCTTTACAACCTAATGTTTGTGAAATCGTCTGCCTGTGGCTGTTCTGGGTAGCCTTCCATACTATCAACGCCTTTCGCTTCCTTCAGACGCGCTTCGTATATGGTCAGCATGTTTGATGCAACTGAGTTGCTTCCTGTAATGTTGTAAGCAATTTCAGCCGCTAAACGTGCGGATATGGCTTTGTTTAGAAGGCTGTCATACTGCTCTGTGTCAGTTACACGGCCTATGTAAATTATGTTGCATGTGTCTTCATTGGAAAGGATCTTGCGGCCCTCTATCTTAAACATCACATTGCTATCATAAGCCGCAACTTCATTGTTTACGTTGCTGTTCCAAAACGAAAGAACCCGCAAACAAAATGGGTCTGTCGGCAATGTGAATTGAAATGAGAAACCAAATGCAGGGGCGGTTGAATCTGCCGCTAAATTCTTTCTTGTAATCGCCACGTTCCAAGGGTGAGAACGCAGAACGGCATCTCTGACATCATCAAAGTTACCGTTACATAATCTAGCTTCTTTGGAATTTTCGGTCAAAGATGTGATGTTTGCCGCACCCAGCAAGTCTAACGCTCTGTTACAAAGATCTACAACTGATGCCATAGCAAACTCCTAAGTGGTGGCGGGGGGGTGTTTCGGATTGACCCCCTACCATAGAAGAGAAGGCGGCTTGCACCGCCCTCTCAATCTTTTTAATTCACCACATACTCGATGATGAACGCCATGTCTCCGGCTGTACCACCAGTTGCGTTGAATGTCACCGCAATGTAGTAGTAACCGCCCGGATCATCGCTGTCTCCAGCCATTTCGTACAACTGCTGACCTGTAGTGTTTAGGTCTGCTGCCTCATAACGCACATCAGCAAGAGCAGCGGCATCAGCCACAGATGTAGCAAAAAAGTCCTCATCCTTCACAACACCAGCGTCAGTGTAGATGCCCACATTGAATGTGCAGCTACCGCCTAAGTTGTCTGAGCCAACTTGAAGCGACTTGATGCTTGCGTTGCTTGGGACTGGTGCAAGCATAACAATGTCATTGTCAGTGCTATCACCAGCAAGTAAGGCAATGTTGCCCTGTGCCACACGGACAACACCGTGTAGGTTATGAGGCGCATTGGCTACCTGTGGGGTGGCTTCAAAGTTTTCAACGAGAGTTGAGTTTCTAGTAGTCATT